ATTCATCTTGCAAACAGAACCAGCAACTACATTAGCGAATTGGCAAGAACTACTAACCCCATTAGGCACAATTCAATCCGTATTCGGTAGAGCTACAACCAATATCGTTGCGACAGCAGGAGATTATAATACGAGCCAGATTACAGAATCAGCAGGCTTTAAGTTTCAATCGGATAATCAGGATTTATTCAATGATGCCACTTCTTCTATTCAAACTCAGTTAAATTCAAAAGCCGCTGATGCGGGCGTATTACATAAGGCAACTGATGAGAATATAACAGGTACGAAAACTATCGTTAACAAACACTTAATGATTGCAAGTGACGGGATGGGTGTTGGTTTTAATGGCGGCGCGTATATTTATAAAAAAACAGGTACAGGAATAGTAGTCAGGTTACACACTGCTAATACGAGGATGCAAGCTGAGAATAACGCTGGAGCAATCTTAGGTACATATGCTTACACCTCTGAATTAACCCCTAAAGCAAACGACGCCAACGTACTGCACTTGACGGGCGATGAAACCTACAGAGGGGTTAAGAGGCATTACAATGACGCTAACGTATTGACTACGGATAACGTCACGGCAGTCGCTTATCAACGAGCTGATAGATTTGGTCAAGGAGGTAATAAATGGGGGGCGGCTTCAGAGTGGCGAATCGGTTCTTATGCGAACACTATCAACTCTCAGACTAAATTAGAACTATGGATGGCAAACGGAGCTACTAACGTTGTGGACACTAAAGTTCTTACCATCGACGCTAATAGTAATGTTTCAACGCTATTCGGAAGCATCCCTGTATCTTGGCAACAATTTATCGGCGCCTCGGCTAATGGCATTTTAAGAGACGCAGGAGCGAACTTCGGAAAGGTTTACGAGTACACTCTCCGTTCTCCTAATGGCAGTGGTAATTTGACAGCAAAAAAATTAATGATGCAGACGGGGGATACAAATACGGGGTTCTTTACGACTTATTCAACGCACATACTAGGAAACCCCACATTTGACGCCGCGAACAACAGAACCACTTGGCGCGTCTTAGTGAAAAGACTCGACGGCACATTTACAGATGGCGGCTGGGGTTCTACCACGGTATATATTAACGCATCCGCAAACTAATTAACTAAAAAAATATTAACAATGGCAAATCCATTAAAAAAAGACCAGATAGAGGATTTTATTTCTGATTCAGCGCAAAACGCTCTTGACGGGAAAATAAATATAACTGAAAAGGGAGCTGCCAACGGGGTGGCTACCCTTGGTGCTGATAGCAAAATACCATTAGCACAAATACCATCTTCTGCATTAGAAAGAATGAAAGTAGTAGCTGACCAAGCCGCGAGATTTGCATTAACCACCGACCCTACAACTGGTGTCCAAAACGGAGATTGCGTAAAAGAAAATGATACTCAGGATATATGGGTAGTTACTGATGACGCTAATCTTAATAGCAATTTAGGTTATGAACCATATAATATTGGGACAGCGGCAAGTGTGCCTTGGAGTGGGGTTACAGGGAAACCGACTACTACTGTAAATAAAATACTAAAAGCCACTTCAACCACAGGTGATTATGCTGATAGTGGCATAAGAGATACAGGAACAAGCATACAAAATAGTTTGAATAACGGGTGTTATACAGATCTAAAAGGAGGGGGGCAATTTGATGTCAGTACTGTTTCGAATAATTCGGGTGGGGCTTTTGCATCGGTGGCGAATGGAGTTGTTAAAGCCTACTACTATTGGGTGAATAATTTCGTACAAATACAAGGTGTAATAGGCACAGGTTTTAAGGTAGTCGTAGATAATGCACTTGTAGCTTTAACTATTTTTCCAAATAATAACACCGTTATAGGAGCTACAGATGACAACGGTGCAAGGTTTAGAGTTGCTGGAGGAACTACTGAGTTAGATGGATTTAAATATGGCAAGGCGATTTATACACCGGGTATTGATTGGGATAATTTGGATTACTCAGGTTTTTTCAGAGGAGAGGGCACAACAAATAATCCATTAGCTGACACTGGAACTTGGTTTGTTTCCGTTCAAAGCGAGGTAAATGGGGGAGGTCTATTTTTTCAACAAACAGCAACGTCTTCGGGTTATTTAAATACAGCAAACAGGGTATTTACAAGGTGTAAAGTGAACGGCGTTTTGGGCGCTTGGGAGGAGTTGGTTAAGCAGCCATTGGGTAAGAAGATTTATAAGGCTTTGATAAGTCAAACAGGAGCATCTAATCCATCCGCTACAATTGTTTTAGAGAATACAATAGGCACTATTGTTTGGACTAGAGATGGTTCTCCAGGAAGATACTTAGGCACTTTAACTGGAGGGTTTAAAGCAAATAAAACGATTGTCTTTGCTACGAATGGTTCTTTTGCACCTTGTGCTTTTAGTGCAACTACACTTAGCGATAATGAAATTTTACTTCTCACAACTAATTGGTCAACAGGAGCAGGTGACGATGATATGTTAAATGGTACTTCCATTTCAATAGAAGTTTACCTTTAATAATTTAAAATAAGATTACTTTATTAAACTTTAGATAAAAAATTATATAACTTTATAATATGAAAACTGAAGAACAAATAACACTTGGAATTGGAGCAGCTTTTAGCACTTTATTCCTTGACTTTTTAGGTAATCTGTTTTTGACTTGTCTTACAATGTCAATCACTGTTATACTTGGTTTTTTTCTACAACGTTATTTAAAACGTAGATATAAAGATTGATTTTGGTTTTTAATTATTAATTGATTTTTAAAGAGAGGAGGGAAAAGCGCATTAGAAATAATGCGCTTTTTTTATTCATTATTATTTTCAAACAATAACTGAATTTGAACTTCCAAAGCCAAAGAGATTTTTATTAATGTTTTTATATTCAAACCATTGAAATTACCGCATTCGATATTAGATACAGTACTTTTATCCATTGGATCGCATCTAAATGCTAAATTTTGTTGTGTGAATCCTTTTAGAAGTCTATATTTTTTCACATTACGACCTATCGCCATAACAATATCGGAAACCTCTTTATTTATTGATGACATTTTTACATACTCATTAATAACAACGTAAAATTAACAACTTTTTTCCTCTTACAAACAACATTTGACATCTTATTAACTTTATTATTATTAATAATTTAAATTATAAAGTCATGAGTTTAACAAGTGGTTTTGAAAGTAACGCTATCGGCATGGGCGGTGGTGGATTTGGTGGATTCGGTGGTGGATTTGGTGGCTTAGGTGCTGTCGGATTATTTGGTTTAATTGGATTAGATGGTCTCAGAGGCAGACATGGACATGATGATGATGGTGGTGGATGCCGTAATGAATTAGCTACGCTTCAAGCTATTGCTGGAGCTAAAGATCAGACAGTTTTTGAGGGCCGCGCTTTAGCTGCTGCAATATGTGGATCTGAAATGGCTTCTGCTCAACAAGCGTATGCTGCTGCAATCCAAGCCGAGCGAAATCAGCAACAATTGGGCAACCAAATGACTGCTTTAGCTATTGCAAATAATCAGAACATCACAGAGCTTAAAGAAGCCGGAGTTTTGCAAACAGCAGCCATAATTGCACGAATCAACGAATCAGAAAAAGATGCGTTGTTATTGGAATTGGCTGAAACTAGACACGGATTGCGTTCTAAAGAAATCGAAATCAGTATTTCCAATCAAAATACTGCCGTGGCTACCCAGTTCCAACAACAAGAGCAAAAACAAATGGTTCGCGATTTTGATGTTCACCGTAGAATTGATGGAATTTTTGGTTCTTTCAATCAAATCGGAAATCAACTTGCATGGTCAAGAAGCCAACAAGAAAATATTAATGTTGGGGGTTTGCAGGCGACAACCCAAACAGCCAATCCAACATCGGTGAACGGCAAATAGTAAAAGAATTACCGCCTAAAAAACCTAATTTTTTTAGGCGGTTTTTTATTTTAATCAAGAAAAAAATGAACACCTATTACGATCAATTATTGAGTCAGTTGCAGGGTAACAGTAAATATATTCCTCCAGTTCAAAAAACACCTGAACAATTATTAGATGAAATGAAACAAGGAAAATATATTGAATATATCCAAACTAAAGAAGGAAGCGAAGCTACTGAGATTTATAAAGAATCTTTTAATACTTGGTATAATCAAAAATACAATCCAAATGCCATAAATAATAGCCAAGAGATTTCAGAATTAAAGGCTATGGTCGCGAATCTAAGTAATCAGATTCAAAATATGAACAAGCCTCAAAATATTAATAATCATAATAATAAATAATTATGGAACATTTTAGTGAATTTGCTAGAAAATTTCCTCTTGATATGAGTTATTCAGAGAAAATGGTTTTAACACAAATTTATAATGCAATTTGTTGTGCTAAAAAAGAGTTAAAAAAACACCCTCAAGGACAAGGACATATAAAATATACTGTAAAGGCTTATAAAATGCTTGAGGAATATTTTGTAGCTAAATCAATTGATCCTGATAATATACCTATTATGTAAAAAAATAAAAATCGCTATTAATAGCGATTTTTTTTTATTCTTCTCCATTCCATAATTGAAATAAAAAGCGTTTAAAGCCTATTCTCTTTGGAATCGGAATAGGTATCCAATTTTGAAAATCAATGCCGCATATAGATTGTTTTATCCGACAAATTATATTGTGAAAACCCTATCTGATAGGCTACATATTTCCATCCAGACTTTTTTTTAAAGCGTTTCCACTCGGAAATAGTTATAATTGTTTTAAAGATTTTATCTCCTTTCATAGCGATGATTTCAATATTTTCATCATCGAAAAGCAATTAAGATTTAATAAGGCTTGTAGAAATATTTCTGGAATCCAATAAAATGAATCTTTCTGTTGCTGTCCAAGCAAGATAAATACGGCCTTCAGAACTTGTTCCTAAATATTCCACATATTTAAAATCGTAATACGTGGCCTTAGTTGGTTGCCATCGATATACGCCTTTCCAAACATGCGAGAATAAAGGGATTTCCATAAAATAATATTTATTCTTGTGGCATATCAGGTTCTATTATTTTTTGATAATGGGAAACTTGACCTGCATCTATAACATGCTGTCCATCTCCAAAATAAAAATCTCCATAAGGACCTAGGTAAAAATGACCTAACACTACCCTATTATGATGGGTTGGAATAAAAAAAACATCACAGGTTTCGTCTGGCAAATCTTCCAAAGTATTGATTCTAATCCAATTCATGATTTATATGTTTTAAAAATTTAACTAAAGTATCGTACACTTCTTTTAAACCACATGTATCATCCAAACAAGCCTCAAATTGGATCTTTCTTGTGGTTTTCTCATCTTTAATATAAGGCGGTTCACAATTTATCCCATCGAAAGGAATTCCATGTTTGAAAAGAAAGTTTCTGATAAATGCAATTTCAATATTTGCAGTCCAGATAATAATATATTGACCGCTAGCCTTTAAATCTCTTAATAATTGCCTTACCATTTCATAAGATTGTCCAGTATCATCTGAATATAAAGTATGATCGAAGTCACAGGCTATGGCTATATATCCGCGTTTTTCGTGTTTTGAAATCAATTTATTCAGAAGCGCATCAGGTTTCATATATTCATCCATGATTATAATACGATTTAAATATAAATTGATTATGTTAGAGTATCATCATCATTTAATATAAATGCAAGAATAATAGCCATTATTATAATTGTTATCTTAATCATATCGTAATTATTATGATAATATCTAAGATATGATTTTTATTTTTAAAAAGGCAAATCTTCTGATTCTATTGATTCAAAAATATCTGGCAATTCTTCTAATTTCGGAGTAAATAAATTTGGATCTTGATCCCAATCCATAAGATTGAATGGTTGATATTCAGTTCCTTTTTCATAATACCTTCCTGATGGAATATGATAGTCAAATTCAACTTGACCTCCAATTTCACCCTGAAATTTCATTTTAGTTTTCAGATTTTCAAAAACAGTTCTGGCTTCATTTTCTTCATCACCAAAATATCTATAAATACTGAATCCATCGTGAGTTTGATTTCTAAAATCCGATGAACCAGATACATCATAAAGGCTAGGTGAAGCATATAAACCATTTGTAGTTTTTGGCATTTTTGTAGGATGAGCGACAAGAAAAATAATAACATTATTCATTTGCGCAAAAGCGGTTAATTTGGTTAAAATATCGCCGATTAATTCCAATCTATTACCTTTTTGAGCAAAAGATATTTTATTAAAAGCATCGATCACAAAAATATCAGTACCATAAGTAATCATTTGTTCTTTGAATTTTTCCAATAACCAATCCCAATTTGGATTTTCGCCGTTTTCAGGATAGGTAAAATAAATTTTTTCTTTTGCCCATTCGGTATATTTTGCAATGTCGTATGTAATAATCCTTGGAACGCCATATATTTCTTTGAAGAAATTTTTACCAAAAGTTTTTTCTATAAATGTTGATTGATGAAGTTCTAAAGGATAATGCTCTGGAGAAAAGAATGATGCTTTCATATCATAATCTTTAACCAGATTTAAAATGTACCATTCGGTGAAATTCGATTTGCCGTGGCTCGGAATTCCCGTACAAGTAACTAAATGTCCGCGCATTACAGTAAATATATTTTTTAGATTACCAAAACAAGGATGTTTAGGATAGATTGTAGGCGGTAATCCATTTTCATAAATATTTAAAACATCATCATAAATATCTTCTGAATTAAAAATTCCTGATACAGGGTATTTTAAGCGATTTAAAACACTATTTTTCAACGAACCGTCTATCAAGTCCTCATTAGCATCTTTGTGGTTAAAAATCACTCTTTCGCATCTCCAGCGACCTAATCGTTGTGCAATCTTATCTGCAACCTCATTTCCTTTGTCATCATTGTCGGTTGCTATGAAGAATTTTTTAATGTCTTTTAGATATTTTTCGCAATTCATCCAAACATTATCATTGTCATTTGCTCCATTAGGCAATGAAATACAATTTTTTATACCGATTTCATACATTGACAAAACGTCTAATTCGCCTTCTACAATAAAACATTCTTCTTGTCCAATAATTGAATTTATATTATAAAAAATCGATTTTGTTCCTGCACTTTGAGTAAATTTTTTACCTCCTGATCGATATTTTTTATTTATTAAAATTTCACCTTCAAAATAATTAAATACCAGATTATTGACTTTTTTTTCCAATTGTGGCTGATAATATTCTTCTTCTGTTAAGCTAAAATTTATCGCTGTTGATTGAGATATTTTTCTGCTTTCAAGATATTTTACCATTGCTTCTGAGAGATTAGTGTAATTTCTCCAAGTTTGGACTGGTAATTTGAAGTTTTGTTGCTCCGTTTTTCGTTCTATTGAATCCCTGAAACTAATCGCATGGCAGTAATGACAATGAGCAATACCATTAGTAAAATTTACTTGAAGTGATTTATCTTTTTTGTTAGTTCTGGAATCTATACATTCTGGACAAGTAGCTTTGATATTACCAGAAGTTTTGTTTGTTTGAATTTTTGACCAAGCGAATATTGTTTTCATGAATTTTAAATAAAATTTGATCTATATTTTTCGATGGATTTGTTTATCCAAATGCAAATTATTTGAATTGATAATTTATCAACTTCTCCATAATATCCTAATGATCCTTCTTTTATAGCTAATTCGATAAATTTTATTTCAACATGTTGGAAATGATTATTAATATCTTCTATTGCTAAATCTAAATTATTTAATTTTTTACCACTAAAAATCATTGCTAATCGCAATGATTTTTTAATTCGATTTCTTTTATCCTCCATTTCGTTTATTTTAATAAATTGATTTTAAAGCGTTTTAAGCGATTGTTTTTTTTTAAAATAGAGATAATTGATTTTTATATAAAATTACCTTAGAATTAAAATTTAGTACCAAACTTGGTATATTATGATATTCTACGAGACATAGTCGGATGAGTACCATTTGAATTTTGTATTTTAATTTTTTCTTGGTTTTTTATTTCACCTGAAAGCCATCTGGAGAAATGGCTAGCATAATCTTTTTTTGAATTTTTAATATCTAATTCGGAATTGAGTTTTACATTGAAATTCCGAATGAATATTTCTAATTGCTGAAATCCCCATCCTTTTTTAGAAAATTCATTTTGAATAAGAATAGATTCTTTCCAATTATCGTTTTCCAAGAGTTCATTTCCAAAATTTTCATTTCTATTACCGTTTAAAATTTCTTGATTTTCTTTAAAAGGTTTATTATTTGGTTTATTATCTGGTTTATTATCTGGTATAGGTTTGTTGATTTCAACAAATCCATTTACAGGTTTCAACAAATCCATTTGTTGATTTGAATAAATGCATTTGTCAATTTCAACAAATGCATTTGTTGATTTCAACAAATGGTTATTTTCAGATGTAATTTCATAAAAAGAAGATCCTAAAGAATACCATTTTGTCCTATCATATTTCGTTTCATTATAATTACCAGATTTAAGAAAACCTTGTTTTTCTAACTTGTCAAGACAGGTTCTTATTTGGCCACTACTTAAATAATCAAACATCTTTTCAAATGCTTTTATGCTATTGTAAGTCCAATAATCATCATCATAAAAATGATGTTCGTTAGCTTGGTTTTTAAATACCCAAAATTCTATGTTAGAAAGTATTATTGCAGCATCGGTACCAACTATTTTAGCTATTTTGGTATCAAAAGCCATTTTAATTTTTGAACTCATAATTTATATATTTTATAAGTTCTTAAATGGTTATTGTTTGTTTTATCATTATTTTCTGATATATATTTCTTACGAATTAAAGATCTTATTGATTTTAATGATGTAGATTCACTAATATTTAAAGTTTTATAAAAATAATCTGCTTCACAGATAAATTCAGTATTTAAATCTTGGACAAATCCATAAATAATAGCATAGATTAATAATTGGTTGCCTCTTAATTTTAATTTATTTATCATCCAGCCTTGAATAATAATATGCTGTTCGTCTTTCATGATTTTATAATTTGATTATTGATTAATTTATATTCGGATTTTTTTCCGAGGACTGGTATTCTTAATTTGCTTATATAATATATCCCTATTGTTTAAGGCTCGAAAGTGAGATAAGCCATAAATAATAGGGATATATGATGTTTTTTAATTATCTTAAAGTATCTCACTGCTTTAAAGGATAATAAATTTAAATAATATTTTATAATTAATTATGAATAAATCTTAATATTAATATTTATTCTATGAATTCTCCACATTTATGAAGTTGTTTATATAATGGGTTTAAGTAAAGAAAATAACCAGTTTCTTCATCAAAAAAAATTGTCCTACGTTTTTTTAATTTTTTCAATCTTTTAACCTGACCACTAATATGAAGTGCAGTAAACGCATCAAAATCAATTCTAGGTAATGATTTTACTTTTGCTAAAACTTCTGCATCTATTTCTTCTGGATCAAATATTTTTTTTGTTTGTTGATCTTCCATGTTGATTGTTTAAAAAACTATTATATAAGACAAATCCCAATCGGTTTGGCTAAAGTGAGATACACCGCCCCGAATGGGATTATATTATATTTTTCTGATATGTTTATTTCAAAAACGAATCTCACTTCGTTGCGGTGCAAATATATAATCTTTTTTAAATATCCATAAAAAATAAATGTTAAAATTTAAATTTCTTCAACTTTTATTTTATCTAGGTAATTTTTCAATAATTCTATTAATAATTTCTTTGTTCTTAGGGTTCTCCCATTCTTTTGCAACTAAAATTGATACTGATTTAGAAGCAGTCCAGTTTTCAGCTTTCAAAGAATGATGAGATAGTTTTCCCTCCGTAGGTTTCAATCCTAAATCATGGAGCTGACAAAGACCGTCTTTAAAAAACGTACAAAATCCTGTGTCTGTCCTATGTTCCGCTTGATACATTTCTATTGGATGGTCAACAGCTCCCATCATCATCCCTGCAAGCCAGGTTGTTTCTAAAATCTTGTCTTTGTAGCCTGCATCTATGAGTTTTTCAATATCTTCAGGAGTTCCCAAACAAGGGGCGGTGCATTGTTTTTTGCATTGTTGACATTTGCAGAAAGATATTTTTCTTCCTGATTTTCTTGATATTTTATTGAATGTGCTTTCGTTTGGATTCATTATGATTCAATATTTAATTGTTCTGTAATATCTTTTCTATTTGTAAACTTTATTACTCGGAAAGGTTGCCCTGACATTTCTGAAATCTTAATAGCCATAGGAAGAATTGATTTTATTCTTTCTTCATCGGCACACACCATAGGCATCCATGCATCGGTGCTTTTAAATCCCATAATTCCTTCATTTCCTTCTTTATCGGTAGCAACAAATGCCGTGATTGTTTCTATTTTAAGACTCATTATTTTTTTTATTTTTAATCATTTCACATACTCTCTGGTGACCAATTTCCGCTTCTTCGTAAATTGAATATTCACGTTGATAATCACTATTTATACCGGAAATCCAAGTTTTAAATAATATTGGTTTTTCATCATTTAAATTATCGGCCCAACCAAAAAAAAGAGTAGTGATAAGAATTTTTTTTATTTCAGTTTGCCAAATAATTTGGCATGCTTTATTTTTATACTTCCATAAATCTTTAAATTCTATCTTTTTTGGTATTTTATCTTCCAAAATGTAATAATCCATTTTATTTATTTTTTAAACGTTCTATTCTCTTTTCAAAAACTTCACAAACTTCTTTATGCCCTGCTTCAGCTTCCTCATAAGTAGAATATCTAGCTTGGTATTCAGAAGGACCTCCAAAAACCATCGTTTCAAATAATAAAGGTTTTCCATCTTGAATAAAATTATGATCAATCCATAAAAATATTGTGGAAATTGCTATTTTTCCAATTTCAGTTCTGGCAACAATTTTATTTTTCTCAAAGTTTTCAATATTCTCAAAGTTTTTTGCCCATTCTAAAACTGAATCAACTTTTATTACCTCTTTATTTTTTAATATATAATACATTTCTTATTTTTTTAACTTTTTATTTTTGAATGCGAATATATAAATTTATGGTATTGATTAAAGGTAAAATTTAGTCTATATTTTTAATAAATGATATATTTGCAGAATTGTTAAAGAATATTAAAAATATTAAAAACACCAAAAATATTAAAAATATGGAAAAGTATATAAATATAGATAATACAAGGAATATAATTTAAAAATTCATGCTAAAAAGTTAGCCAAATAAATTTATAAAAATGTCAAGAGCAAAATTCATATTAAAGGAACCGAAATCAAAAAAAGATACTCTAGTTTATCTTACCTATAATTACGATTATCATAGGTTTAAATATTCAACGAAAGAAAAAATAGATCCTAAATTCTGGAACCAAAAAGAACATCGCGCAAAAGAATCCAAACAGTTTTCAGAGCATCAGGAATTCAATACCAAACTGGATAATATTCAGCACGCGATAAATAATATATTCAGAAAATTACATAATGATGGTATGGAAATAAACAATCAAATCCTTAAAAAACATTTAGATTCTTTGTTAAATGGTATTCCTATAAATACTAAAAAACAGACATTTATAGAATTTTGTGAAGTGTATATAAAGGAGTGCGAAAACAACAGGAGAGAATCTACTTTAAAGGATTATGAAATTGTTTTAAAATATCTGAAACAGTATAATTTAAAGCATAAGTATATTGATTTTAAAAATATTGATTTAGCATTTTATAATGATTATTTGGCATTTTTATCCAATGAAAAATCATTATCCATTAACACTATTGGAAAACATATCAAAACAATAAAATCCTTTTTGAATGAAGCGACTGAAAGGGGACTCAATGAAAATTTGGAATTTCGTAAAAAGAAATTCAAAACGGTTTCTGAAGATTCAGACAGCATCTACCTTAATATAAAGGAGGTTGAAAAAATCAAAGATTTGGATCTTTCGAAAAATCCGAAATTGGATAAAACGCGCGATTTATTTCTAATTGGATGTTACACGGGGCTCAGATTTTCAGATTTCACACATATCAACCCAGAGAATATAAATCTTGAAAATTCAACAGTGATAAAACGAACATTAAAGACTGGTGCCAAAGTAATAATTCCACTGCATCGGATAGTAAAGGAAATAATAGTTAAATACGATTCAAAATTGCCAAAATCATCCAGCAATCAAACAATGAACGAGCGTTTGAGAAAAATAGCGAAATTAGCCGGTATAAAAGATTTAATCGAGATAACTATTAAAAAGCATAATCTGATAGAAAAAACAACGCATTTTAAATATGAACTCATTTCTTCACATACAGCACGAAGAAGTTTTGCGACAAATTTATATCTTGCCGACGTTCCGGTTATTTCGATAATGAAAATGACAGGACATAAGACGGAAAGATCATTTATGAAATACATTAAGATCAGTCAACAGGAAAATGCCGATAAATTAATGGAACATCCATTTTTCAATTAATGAAAAATTAAATCGAGATTTAAAAAATATATGGAGCAGGAAATAACAAAAAAAGAATATATAAAAATGTTTTCAGAATGGCATTACGAAAAATTGAGGCAAAATGTATTAGCCGGAATTTTAGGCGATCCAAACTTCAAACCTAATTATGCGCATACATATCATTTTGAAACATTTTCTTTCATCGATGAAAAACTAGAATGGAAAATTTTGATAACGGAATCTGTACTTAGAATTATTGAAGAAGATCCGTTTCGCGAATTGGAAATAACTAGCATGGTGCTTTCTGATGAAATGATGCCTGATTATGCTCTGGACAAATATAATGATTATCAAAAAATTAAAAAAGAGCGAAATGAGTCTATTTTAAAAAAATTCGTCCCCTCTCTTACACCCTGAAAAAAATTAAGCCTTATAATCTATTGATTTATAAGGCTTTTAACATTTTTTGAGTAGTCGTGTTCGGACTATACGTTTTTTTGAGGCGGATTTTTAATTCCGTTTTTAAGTTCCAAAATATCTTTCTCATCAATCCAATTTTCTAATTTTAAGGATTTGAATGAATAAATCATTTCTCGAGAAGAAGGTAATTTTTGGTAAATAAAATCAAAAGCTGAATCTTTTCCGTTTATAATTATTGAATGACTATTTTTAATATCATATAAAAAACACATATTAGCTATATCACTTCTAAAATAAGAAAACATTATGCTTCTTACCGAAATTAAAAGACTCAAAATTTGAAATGGAATAATAAAACATATAATAACGGAGAGAATAGAATTAATTGTCATATTTGTTTTTTTTTAAAAAGGTAAATCTCCATTATCTTCTTCATTCGCAGCAATAGAATCAGAACTTTGTGGATTAGTCTCGGTTTGCGCGTTATTAGAATTGGGTGAAGTTACCGGAGCGAAATTCTGGATCTCCAATTTCCATCCTTGAATAGAATTGAAATATTTTGTTTCGCCTTGCGGATTCACCCATTCTCTACCTCTCAAATTGTAATGTACTTTTACGTCCTGCCCTATATTTAGACCATTTAGCAAATCTGATTTATCCTGATTGAATTCAATCAAGATATGCTGAGGATATTGTTCTTCGGTGGTTACGACCAAATCTCTTTTTCTGAATGAATCGCCAACATGTTGAACTTCTCCGATCATTTTAATTTTTCCTATTATCTCCATTTTTTTCAATTATAATTTAGTTCTGATTGGTTTAAAAACGGTGATTGGAAATATATCTTCACATCCTAATATATACCTATATTTGATAATTTCATTGTTTCCATCTACAAAAATGAAATCTCTGGAGTCTTCATTATTGAATAATAAATTAACTTCTCTAACGGTGCTATCTTCCGTGATAATCCCTATCAATTTCCCTTTTAAATTGAATACTGTGAATTCTTGATTGTTTTCTTCCATTTTTGCTTTTAATTATTGTTAAAATGTTTTATTTTTTAATATCTCTACTGTTTTTTCGGCAATCCATTGATAAGAAATAAATAATAATTCTGATTCGGTAAAATTTCCTTTAATATAATCGATAAGTTTTTTTTTATCTATCTCCATTTTTTCTTCTACTACTAGCGTTTCTGCTAATAATAATCTAGTTGCTTTTGATGTTTTTTTTATTAATTCTTCAACATTAATTTCTAAAAATTCGAGCATTTGTTTTTTTTTAATTGTTATTTAAATTTGTTGTTTTTATTTCCTTTTTTATTATTTTCAAGCCATTCTTGAGATCTATTTGATTGAACTTTTTTCATTTTAGCAATGCTTTCTTCACTATGTTTTTTACCTAAATGAGCTCTTCCAATTTTTTGTTTTGTCTCTTCACAAGAATAACCACTTCTATCATTGGTTTTTGTTAATATACAATTAAGTCCAGATTCTAAAACTGAATATAAATCTTGATAAAATCTTTCTTTTTCATTTAATTCTGAAACATCACATTCACACATTACTTCAAATAAATGATTTTCAACTCCATATTTTAAAAAAGAATGTCTTAATTTAGGTTGGTATTTACAATCTAATCTTTTATAATTTCCAAATCTTTCTTTAATGTTAACACTTTGTCCAATATAAATTCTATTTGTTGGACTTATTATTTTATAAATACCTATCATAAATAAAAAAACCCGCAAAATCAAAGAGTCGTCGTTCTTATCATTTGCGGGAATTCATATAAAATTTTACATTGTAGCGACGACTCTACAATTGCAAATTTACAATTAAAACTTGATAATAACACTTGATTTTGAATAATTTACTGAACATTTAGGCACTTCTATTCCTTCAGAATCATAAATTGCATCCTTGGATTTTTCAGCCAATTTTAAAAGTTCTGTTCTATCTTTTATTTTTTCATTTAGTTCTGACCACAAATGATCTTCTTGATATTGAATCATTAATCTTCCATTTGTAGGCACAAATTCCATTCCCATGCAGCTTTGCTTATCTATATCTATTATTGATTCCCTGAAAGCCTCTACTGCCGAGCTTATAACTTCATTGAGCCTTATAAGATTGGCTCCGAAGCGCATTTTATCCACCTCTCCAGATTCCAATAAATCTTCGACTAATTTTCTACCTGTTTCTTTGGCGTCCTTTTTTGAAAATGATGACGGATAAAGATCAGCCATTTCATTTGCGCGCATTTGTAAAAACATCCTTGCTGAATTTCCCATGATTATTTATTTAAAAGGATTTTTTGTATTCATAATTTTTTCAATTTGCTTAAATCTTACATCACTAAATAAATGCTTATTGTTTTTAAGCGTTTGTTCGTAATAACTTATTTTATAAATCATTACTGTGTTTTTCCAAAGTAAAAATATAATTATTATTAATAAAATATTTATTATTATAATCATAATCAATTATTTATTAACTCAATATTTTCGCATCTTTTCCAAGAAATTGATTCTATATTTTCTTCCAATATACCAATCAATCCTTGTTCAAAATCAACCGATACGATTTCATATTTTTTATTGTTCCATAAACACCATGTGTTTGCAGACCATCTTTTTTCATTAAATTCTTCTATTGTCATAATGAGTTATTTATTTAATGATTTAAGTTCTGAATATCTAATCGAAATACCCTCATGTTGTTCCTGAGTAGCTTTAAGCAAGCCTTGCTCGATAGCATTAAGATTTCTTTCAACAGTGTCTAAATCGCTGTTCATGAGAATTTCGAATTGTTTTTTGCTTAGCGTAACGATTTTCACTTCTTTCGGTTCTGTCACTTCGATATATTTAATATCGATGATTTCTTCAGAATGGTTCGGCATTTCATCTGAAGTGTATGGCATACTTCCCAATTCATCACTGAAACATAATCTGAATCCTTGGGATATAGCTACTTTTTTGGTCATAAAATTAGCTTTTTCCCAAAATTTGGTTACTACTCCTTGTTTTGTTTTTTGTACGCATTCATCATAAAGGACTTCCCAAATAAATGGATGTTGCCTATCCTTACGATAAATAGTGACAATGGCTTTCAAGTCTCCTGAGGCTACGCTTCCAGATGTTGTCGCGCTCCAGCCATCAAGTTGGCCACTACGTTCCGCTCTTTTGATATAAACCTCATAGCCAGTAAGTATAGAAAATTGCTTATATTGCCCTTCTCCATATACTGTGCAATATATTTCTCTCTTAAAAGGATTTAGCTTGCATATCTTGGCAATATTCAAAAATTGTGATTTTTCTTTTTCTTCGAGTTTAGGTGTGATTCCCATCACATCAAGATATTCGACTAATATTTTGTCGTTTATCTGCTCGTTTGCAACAATTTCATTTTTCATTTTCTTCTTTATTTGATTGTTCTTGCGCTAATTTTGCCTCATGGAAAAATTCATTTAACAATAGTTTTTCCGTGGACGTTAATTGATCTATTGATTTAGAATTCACCACCCATTTGCCATTCTCTTTTTTTATCTCTATAATCATAATTTTAAGATTTCGTTTTCAAATTCTTTCAAAAGCTTATTAAGGGCATTTTTTACATTGGTTGCCTCGGTACCTCTGGTTGAAAAAATAAATCTGACCTCTATATTATTCAATCGAAATTCTACTATGTCGGGAGTTGGAGGATATTCATTGGTTGCCTCGCTACCTTCTTCTAAAACATCAGCTGATACTTCAAATGAAGCCATTCCTAAGCAGTAACCATTATGAAAAATCTGTATATCAGATTTGATAATATTTTCATTATAATAATTCTTGAAACAGAACTTAAATATCCTTTCTAATGTAGAATCTTTTAACTCTTGAAATAAATCATTTCTTTTTTTCATGAATTTGTTTAATAAAATTTCTTATTTTATCTATATGTTCAGGTAATGAAGTTATTAAGTATTTCTTTTTCCCTAAACTTGGCCGTCCTGAATTAAGGCGTTTTCCTCCGTGATTATTGGTTTTCATTAAATAATAATTGCCGATTCAAAAGAAATATCAAAAGGCAATCCTAAAGCATTAAAATCTTTATTTTCTATGAGAATCGTTTTTATTATATCACATTTTCTTCCTATGTTGTCATCTTTAACCAATTTAATAGCTCTTCTTGCATTTTTTGTACCTATTACTAATTGATATTGTGTTCTTGAATAATAATTTGTAAAACATACTACAATAGCTTTTTTAATGTGATCTTTTTCTACATATTCACCTTCATAACCATTTGTGCTTTGCCAAACTGTTTGGTCTGAATCTTCCCAAACATCACATTCAATCGAAGATTTTTCAGAAAAGTATTTTTTTGCCAATTCCAATGATTCTGCTTGACAAGAAAATTCTAATTGGTAACCTGATTTTTGTTTTGCTAAATAATTTTTCATGTTTTTTAAGTTTTAATTTGTTTTGCTTTATTGCTGATGCAAATATACAACATGATTTCGTATATACAATATCAAAACTAATCTTTTTAAAAACTTTAACATTTAAAAACAAATTATCTTCATAATATTGAATTTTCTTACGAAGATTATTGGTTTTAGTCATCAGCTTTGTTTTATAGTTTTTTGTTATGATTTTTGATAAAATTTACCATTAAGTTCAAATTCTTCACACCCATTATCAAACTCTTTTTCCGAAACTTCATAGTAATCTTTTATATAGTTTTCATAAGGATGCTCTCCTATAAACTCATCAACATCATCGAAATATTTCGCAACTTGATAATCATCATAGCTGTATTCATTCGCTTCTAAAACTTCTTGAGCCAGATAACTACCATCTTTTAAAACCGACAAAAGTTCTTCACTATTCAAATTATCAATTTTTGTAGTCCAAAAAGAATAAATATCTACCGAACAATTAACTTCTTCGTTATTCTCAATTTCGTCATCTGTAATTAATTCTCTTCCGTTATCATCCGTTACGTAATAATAACCTTTTTCGTCATTATGAAAAAAACTACCAAAATCATGACTTCCGTCAAAATAACTTAACGCATCTGATATGCTACCTTCTTTTGCAAATTCTGTAATCATTGAATTTCCAAATCTTGATTTTAAATCTTTTTTTGTTCTAAAAATAAGTGTTGTCATAATTTATAAGTATTTGTTTTGCTTTATTGCTGATGCAAATATACAACATGATTTCGTATATACAATATCAAAACTAATCTTTTTAAAAACTTTAACATTTAAAAACCGATTATTCTTATTAAATTAGCGCTTCTAAATTTAATTTCTCGGTTCGGCTCCGCAAAAAGAATCCTTTTTTCAAAATGCAGACCTAAAAGTCTGCATTTTTTACTTTCATTTATAATATTTCATAACAGAAGTCCGACCAAGATTATTCCCTTTTAAAAATGCAGATCTAAAAAGTCTGCATTTTTTTTGTTAATTTAGTTATTATAATTAAAAAAATGAAACCGAATAAGGAAAATATTATTACGGATATTCTCATTGAGTTAGAAAAATGCACTACACGGGCTGAATGTTTGGCAGTAAATGGCAGTAAATGGCAAGTTTCAGAAAGAACATTTGGTAGATATTGGAAAGAAGCCAATTCAAGACATTTGGAGAAGCAAATAGCGATTCAAAAACAAATCGAAGAGGAAAGTAGGGCTAAGTCAAAAGAATTGCTGGATTTGGCTTTATTTTCAAAATCAGATATATTATGGAAATTGCAAGAAATAATTACTGATGCAGAAAAAGATTCTGATAAAATAAACGCATGCAAGTTATTCTGTGAAATCGAAGGTTTTAAGGCTCCAATTAAATCAGACATGAATATTATTGCCCCGACTCCTATATTTGGATTTAATCCATTGGTCGATGAATGAACCAAGATTTCACATATCGCCCAACGAAAGCATTTTGGAAGATAAACAAACTTTTTGAAAGAAAAGAATCTTTATTTATTGTCCAAGGAGGGCAAGGTGCATCGAAAACAATCTCTATTTTAATGATTATTATAGATGCGTGCAATCGTTCAAAAAAAGACATTACCATTTGCTCGGCCGAGAAATCCAAATTGATGGATACTGCTTTTCGGGATTTCGTGAAAATACTTAAAGATTGGAATGTTCCAATGAAATCCATTCACGAACGAGAGGGCGTAATCAATTTTGCTTCCGGAAGCTATATTGAATTTATAGGACTGGATAAAGCCGATGTAGGAAAAGGCAGGCGCAGGGACATTATTTATATAAATGAAGCCAATAAGATCACTTTAAATTCATTTGCCGATATTGCACAAAGAGCAAAACTGATGATCTGCGATTATAATCCAGATGCGCTTTTTTGGCTCAATGATCTTCAAACTGAAACCAATTTCATAAATTTAACTTATCTCGACAATGAATATCTGCCAAAACAAGAAGTTGCCAATATTGAAAGATATAAGACTTTAGGTTATAATGAGGATGGAACAGTAAAAAATGAATTTTGGGCTAATAAATGGCGTGTGTATGGCCTTGGAGAAGTCGGGTCTGTCGAGGGCAGAATCTATCATTGGAAAAAGATTAATGATGAAGATTATAATAAAATTAATACAACTCCAATATATTCAGTAGATTGGGGTATGGTTGACCCAATGGCAGTTACTGAAGTTCGTTATTTTGATGGTAATATCTACGTAAGAGAGATCAATTACGCTAGTGAAAATGAAATAAGAAGCAAACTAAGTTCAACAGAACAAATGCAGATTAATGCTAAAGAGAATGACGGTCTTATAACACATCTATTTACTAAATGGGGAATCCCTAAGAATTCAATTATAATTTGTGATTCAAATTACCCAAATAAAATACTTACTCTTCGAAAAGCAGGTTGGGAGGGAGCATATGCTATAGGAGCCAAAAGCAAATTGTTAGACCGAATAGCCATAATGTCTAGTTTAAATATATTCTATACTGCGAGTTCTAAGAATATTGAATTCGAAGGAAGAAATTATTCTTATGCGCAAGACAAGTGGGGTAAGCAATTAGAAACGCCCATCGATGCTCATAATCATCAAATTGACAGTATTAGTTACGCTTGTACTCATATGATTAACCATAGAATTATAAATATAGTTTAAATGTTAAAGTTCTCATTTTAATGTAGTTAAATAGTATATTTGCCGCATGGAAATTAAGAAAAAAAAACCTAATGGATATTGGACATTTGATATATGTCGCAAAGAAGCTTTAAAATACATTTCAAGAACTGAATTTTATAAAAATAATAATAAAGCTTATCATGCTGCTCGTGAATATAAATGGTTAAATGAAATTTGTACTCATATGATTCCACAAGGAAATCTTATGAAGAGATATGTGTATAAAGCAATGTTTCCAAATAATTCAGTTTATATAGGACTTACTTATAATTTTGAGCAAAGAAAAAGTGAACATTTAAGTAAGAATAAAAGCACGGTTTATAAATATATGATTCAAACTAATACAGAACCTATATTTGAATTATTGAGTGATTTATTAAGCAAAGAAGATGCTTCTGCATTAGAAATTCGATTAATAGATGAATATAAAAATAATGGTGTTAATATTTTAAATAAAATAAAAGGTGGTGCATTAGGGGGAGGTAATTTAATATGGACATTAGAAAAATACAAGGAAGAAGCATTAAAATATTCAAATAGAAAGAATTTCAAAGAAAATAGTTTATCAGCATATTCTGCGGCGTGTAGAGATAAAAATATAGATGAAATATGTTTACATATGATTCAAGATAGAAAATATCGCGGATATTGGACTTATGAATTGGTTAAAGAAGAAGCTTTAAAGTATACTGATATGACGGAATTTAAAAAGAAATCGAGTACTGCATATGGTAAAGCTTATGATAATAATTGGCTAGATACTATTTGTATGCATTATATAAAAAGACCTAGTAGAGGCGAAAAACATCATGGCACTATACTTACAGAAAAACAAGTTTTAGAAATCAGATCAAGTAATTTATCTCAAAGGAAATTATCTAAAATATATAATACTAGCCAAACAAATATAAGTTCTATAATTCGTAAAGAAACTTGGACACACATTTAATAAAAAAAGCGACTACAACAGTCGCTCTTTTTTTATTCCTGGAATAGGTTTGATTTTTCCGTATTTGTTTTCGTATTCCTCAATGAATCTCTGCATCGCTTCATTTATTATATCTCTTTGCAAAATCTTTTCATGATAAGCAATAGCTCTCATTTTTTCTAAAATATCAGTATTTATTTCGAAGGTTGCCCTAGATGTAGCCGGTTCGGTTTCTGAGATTTCTTTTTCGGATTCTGTTCTTTTTGAGAGGGATTGAAACCCCCCGTTGAATTTTTTTACAGCCATAACAATATGATGTTTTTTAAATTGTGGATATTTTTAAATAATATTAAAAATATAACAATTTTAATATTTACAATATTTTTGATGTTTCTTCTCTTTTTAATATTTCTTTAGTCAACTCCATGTAATCGCTTGTCCCGTTAGATTTTGGATTATAACTGAATATATCCATTGACATAGCCGGAGCTTCAGCAAGTGCTATATTGTTTCTGATCTTGGTATTGAAAACTTCATTCTTGAATTCAGAATCTATAAAGTCAACTACTTCTTTGTTTAAGTTTTTTCGGCTGTCATATTGAGTTATAATAATACCTGCTACTTTTAGGTTCTTATTCAGATCGCATCTTATTTCCCCGATCACTTCTATTAGCTTAGTAAGCCCCTGAGTAGATAAAAATTCAGCTTGCGCCGGAATAAGGATTTCATCTGCGGCAGCAAACGCATTAATAGCTAATAAGCCTAAAGATGGAGGGCAATCAATTAGAATGTAATCGTAATTGTCTTTGATTTCGTCTATAAGCTTTTTTAAGATGTATTCCCTGCCTATTGACGAACTTAATTCTATTTCTGCTCCGGAAAGATTCAGGCACGATGGAATCAAATCAAAGCCTTCTTTATACGAATACGGTTTAAGTTTTGATTTCTTACTCAAAGATTCATAAATATCATGTTCTACATCGATGATACCTAAACTCTGCGATAAATTGGCCTGAGGGTCGAGATCCACGAGCAATACTTTTTTTCCGAGCTGATGAAGAGCCGCTCCGATGTTGATTGTACTTGTGGTTTTTCCTACCCCACCTTTATGATTGCTTATTGAAATTGTTTTTCCCATTTATTGTTTGATTAAGTTATAATTGATTTCTATTTTTTTTTGATTAATAAATTGGAGGGCTTGGTGTTTGAATTATTTTATAATGAGTTATTATATTTTCCCCATTACATCCATTATCGCAACAACCGCATTCCCCTTCAATAAAAAATGTTCCTTCTTCTTGGTCGAATACCCTTATACCTATTTGGTGAAATTCATCAATAGTCCAGTAAAATTCATTATGCCATTTAGGTAAATCAGCTTCGCTTTCAATTTTGATCCAACCATAGTTACTTTCTATATTTTGAATTATTGCTGGTTTTGCACAAATTATTTTTGAATTACTAATATCTATGATATGAAATCGTTGTTCGCGTATGGTTGTGATATTTATATTTCTTTTGCATAGAATGGTAAATGGTATCCAGCCATTTTCATCAATGTAATCTTTTAAACTTTCCCAGTGCTCTCCGTATGCTTCCTGTATTATTTCTTGTTTTGTCATAGTTATGCTGATTATTTAAATTAATTTCTGCTAAAGTAAATATTTTTTGTGTTTATTAAAAATATATAGAAGTTTAAATTTTTAAATAATATAAAAAATATGATGTTTTCAATATTTTTTTTAATAATTAAAACAATTTCTGTTGACTGATATGATTATTTATTCGCTCAATTGATTTATCAAAATAATCTTTATTAATCTCACATGCTGTAAGTTCAAATCCATAATCGTAACAAGCTATGGCGATACTACCTGACCCTAAATGAGTATCCAATATTTTATCATCTTGTTTAGCATATTTATCTAAAATCCATTTATATAATGCTACAGGTTTTTGAGTCGGATGTATTCTTTTTTCATTTAATTTTTTATTCCCGTTTACTTTTCCATCAAAGCCACTTCCTTGCATCATTCCGTTCCACATAAAAGAAAAAAGCCTTACTGAATCATGAAAACTACAGGAAGCTATTTCCGCATCAGAAAAACTACTTTCGCCGTTTACTTTATTCCAAACAATCCTGCCTACTGATGGAATGTATTTTGCATAATAATTGCAACCCCAAATTATTTGGTTTTTGGAAACTCTGAATAATTCATTAAAATATTCTTCCGTAGGTAATTTCCATGAATCATTTAATGGATTGTAATCTGTTCGTTTTATATTTAGTTTATTGATCGAATTCCCATAATATTTTCTTTTTTCAGGTCCTGAAAAATAAGGCGGATCCACAATAGCTAAATCAAAGTAATTGTTAGAATAGCGTTTCATGAGTTCCATATTGCATTCATTTGTTATAGTCATAAGATATTAATTATTTGTCGCAAAAATACAATATTTTCCATATTATTTAATAATATTATATTTTTTATATTATCCAACTTATAATGAAATATAGTGAAATGCTTTGATGTTTAATTCAAATATCTAATTATTAAATTGATTATATTTGTATCAAACTAATGAATATGTCTTTTAATTTTAACATTTCATTTGGCAAAAATCCTATTACATTTGATAATATAAAAGAAAATTATTTTTATCAGATAATAAACGCATTTAAAGGAAAGAAGCATAAAGACTACGACAAGCTTCAAACGGTTCTCGATAGTCCTGCTGCTATGTTTGTTTTTAAATTAATTTCAGAATATTATGCCATGGGAAAATATAATTCCTATAAAAATGGCAAATTAGATCAAGAAGATTATTTGTATGAAATACTAGGCAATCCAAATCAATGGCAGACTTGGACAGATTTTGATCAGAATTACATTTTCGGAATTTTACTCGGAAACGCCTATCTGTACGAACAAAATGATGTAATGTATTTTCTTCAAGAACGAGACATACAATTGACGCAAAACCAAAGAAATTCATTTAAGACACTTAGTTTTTCCAAATACGGAACGCAAACTAAAAAAAATATACAAAAAGGTTCTTTCAAATATCGGACTGGAAATACACAAATAACGCTCGATTTATCAAATCTATATATAATTCAAGATACGAGTGGAGTAAATGGAGATTGGTTTGCCGGAGTAAGTAGACTTGATGCATTATACGGAATAGTAGTAAATTCAAATTTGGCAGTTAGTTCTGAAAATGTTAATCTGGAATTCTCACAAAAATTCTTAGTATCAGGGCAATATGACAGCAATGATGTCACTTCGCAGATGATGGGAAGTGACGAAAAAGATTCTCTTGACAGAAATGCCAGAAGCGGGAAAAATATGTTCGCCACAGGCTCGAAAGTAGATATTCATCATTTTGTAGGAGATCTATCAAAACTTAAATTAGATGATACATTTCTGTCAAAAGTTTATATGATAGCCAAAATGTACGGCGTTCCGAAAGATGTGGTTGAAATGTCACTATCTGGAGGTGCAACATTTGAAAATCAGGAAAAAGCAATCGGGCGTATGACTGATTACTGTCTTAAGCCATTAGGACAGAAACTTACTGATATACTTGAAAACATATTTGATTTGGAAGATTTGCGAAAAGAATTCTCTCATCTTTCTTTCAATAAGATATTTGAGCAGGAAAGGGAAGATTTGAGAACATCACAACTAACCAATCTTACTGCATCGGTTGCGTTAGGAATGAATCAGGCAATGATAAAGCAAAAACTTGATGAGATATGGAATGTAGAATGACACTCGAAGAAATTAATAAGAAATTAGAGCGAAAAGATTTGATGCCGGAATTTCGAAAAGCTTTAATTATAAAAAAGCATATTCTGTTGAATGATAAAGAAATTGAGAAATGATATTTTGCAGGGAACTTAATAAGAATTTTGATGATGAAACTTCTCTATTTGCTGAATTAAAAGCGAATAAAGAAGATATTCTATCTTTAAAAAAAGCACAAATACAGAAATCTTGCGAAAAAGGCACTGCAATTGTTTCAAAATCACTTGGATTATCAAAATTAGGTGAAGAAATAAAGAATTTTCCTATTGATGACAATTATCATTATATCGCCGTTAACGCTACAAAAATATTAGATTCTCATGGTGATTTACATGTTGATGGTATTTGGAAAAAAACAATAAAAGATCAGCAAGGTAAAAATTATCTTTTAACCGATCATAAAATGGAAATGGCTTCGGTTGTTGCTAAAAAAAATGATGTAGAGATGATGACGGCAGAAATTCCTTTTAATTTAATTGGGAAATCTTACGAAGGCAATACCGAAGCTTTGATTTATAAAATCGCAAAAGATAAAATAATCCATCCTGTTGCAAAGAATTGGCTCGAATCAGGAGATGATTTACAAGCGAGCGTTAGGATGCGATATATCCATATTAAAGTAGCTTTTAACAGCACAAGACCAGAAGATATAGAAGAATTTAAAACATATAATGAGTATGTGGAACAAATTGCTAATAAAGATGATTTTGAGTCTATTCTATATTTTTGGGTGGTCTCAGAAGCGGAAAACGTCAAAGAAAGCAGTCTTGTGTTATTCGGAAGCAATAGTTCCACAGGCCCCATATCCAACAATAAAGAGGAGCCGTTATCCAACACTCCAAAAAATAACGAGCCGTCAAATGACACTTCAAACCCCGAAGAAACGACTATACAAGCCGTTCAAAAGCGCAAGAAAAGTATAATCTAATAATTTGAAATTATGTTCATTTATAAAACATCAAAAGAACTCGAAGCTCTTACAACTGAAGAGCTGGATCAATATAAAGCAGATTTGAAAGCATATGAAGCTGAACTGCAAAAAACCGCTATTACAACAGAGGTCGAAACTCAAATGAAAACAGGAAAAGCAGATTTAGAGAAATTTCTTGGAGAAGAAATAGCAAATCAAATTGCTGAAATTAAAACTAATAAAGACATTCGTAGGACTATTCTTGATGAGGTGATCGAAAAGAAAGCCGAAATCATAAAAATGATTAAAGGAACTTCGTATAAGGAAATAGAAATAAAAGCAAATACAACACGAGCATCTATACTCAATTCAGCATCTCAAGATTTATTGACTACTATTGGACAATTAGGGGTAAAACGGAGATCCTTATATGATATTTTCGGTAAAGTAAATATGAATATTGGAAATGATGGAGGTAAAGTTGTATATCATGACTGGGATGAAGCTACAACTGTAAGAGCAGCCGCAATGGTTGCAGAAGGTACTCAATTTCCTGAATCAACTGCAAAGTTTGCAAAATATTCTATCGATTTAAAGAAAATAGGAGATACATTACCCGTTTCTGAAGAATTTGGAGAAGATGAAGCGAGTGCAGCAGCTGAATTGGAAATGTTTATTGATGTCAATATAAATTCTGTAATTGATAATCAATTAGTCAATGGGGATGGTGTAGGTTTAAATTTGACAGGGCTCATGAATTCGATTCCTGTATATGTACCAATTGCTTCTGGAATTGTCGATGCAAATATTAAAGATTTGGTTGGTAAAGTAAGGACAGCGATTGTTTTTAACAGAGGTTCTAAATATCAACCGGATATTGTTGCAATGAACGCTAATACTATTGATAGATTGAAAATGAAAAAAGACGGAAATAAAAATTATATTTTTCCAGATATAGAAAATATTGGTCCGTTAGAAATAATTGAAGACAATAATATTCTTGATAATCAATTAGCGGTAGGAGACAGTCGTTTTGCGCGTATCTATGAAAAAGGAGGTGTCGCTATTTCAAGAGTATATGTTGGAACTCAAGCAATTGAAGATATAGTTACTATTAAAGGAAGAAAACGTATGTTGTTTTTAATCAGAAATGTTGATAAAACAGGATTTATGAAAGTAACTGATATAACTGCTGCATTAACAACATTAGCAACTTAATATATTTTATCATGGATGAAGATGAAAAAATAGATTTAATAAAAGTTCGTTTTTTAGTAGATTATAGTAATAGAAAAGCTGGTGATATAGGAGAATTTAGTGTTGATAATGCTTATTTAATGGTTGTAAAACAAGGAATTGCAGAATATTCTGATCCAATAATAACACCGCAATCGAAACGATTAAAACAAACAAAATTAGATAATGAAAATCCTGAATCATAATTATGTATTTAATAGATAATTCTTATTTCATCGGAAAATATGAAATTCCTGATATTGATGAAAGTCAGTCAGGAGTTTCAGATGTTCTTAATCAATTCATTGATATTGAAGTGAGATTGTTTATGCAGGATTTATTGGGAATAGAATTGTTTAAAGAATTTGACAATTATATTAAGCCATATATATCATTGCCTATTGTTTTGCCTCGTCCTGAACATCCGGCTATTTTACCTGATCCAAATCAAAAATGGTCAGATTTGATAAACGGAAAAGAGTATAAAGATGCAAATGGAAATCCGAAGAAATGGAACGGTCTTGTCTATAAAATAGGTAATTATCCAAAATCTTTACTTACAAATTATATTTGGTGCGCTTATTTTATGCAGAAAAATAGAATTGATGGTAATGGAAATGCGAATGTAATTAGTAGTAAAAATGCTCTTTTAGGCAATGCAGCCAATCAATATTTTATGATTTGGAATGAATTCGTTTTGATGACAACTTCTTGGAGAGACACAGAATTTGTGAGCCTGAATCAATTTTTATTCGATAATCCAACAGATTATCCGACTACGAATTTTATTCATGTTGATTTTCAAAACAGATTTTTATGATAGTCGCGGGTTTTTTAGCCAAACTATTCAAAGATATGACTTTGACTTATGATGAATATAAGCCGAATTTTGTAGACAAAACACCTATTACCAAACCTGTACAATATCATTTTGGCGATTCTAAAGAGCTTGCAAAATGGATTAGAGGACGTAGCGGAAAGCAGAAATATCCGCTTATTTGGTGCGTCATCGAACCGAGAAATAATAGCGCGATAGATACTATTAAAAGCACTTATTGCCTGTATCTATTCACTTCGACAAACGCATCTTATTACAATAACACTAGATCACTTATCAATTATTCTAATATAATCGATCCTCTTACCGATAAAATATATAAACTTTTGGAGTCAAATCCAGTTATATCATTGGCATTCAAAGATTACGAAAGTATTTTCACTACCTTAGATATACCTAATTACGGACTGGATTTCGATGATAGTGATTTTACTAAAACAACTGCAAAAGGCGCAAAAAGTATCACTATTGATATAGTTGACGCGCGAAAAATAGAATTTCAAGGAAGATTTACAAAAACTAACATTAATTGTTTAACATAAAAATTTAAGGTCATGGCAATATTAATAAATCAAAAAGACTGCCTTGTTTCAAGAAAAAATTTAGGCCTTTCAGATTGTATCATACAAGAAGGCAGATTAACTGGATTTATCATTGTTCCTAAGAGTTGGAGTTTAGATTTAGTCACCGACGCATTTGATTTGGATTATGTCAATAATCAAATCCAGTTAGGTAATTTTGTTCCGGTATTGCAAGCTGTAGAGGCCGCAAATCAAACCCCTGAAGCTACTATAGAGGAATATCCCGGAGGAATTAAGACTGTCGTTCGAAATGGGCTTCCTGAATATATGTTTAAATTTGTCAAAGGAGGCTGGAAATGGGCCAGCGCATTATATACTTACAATTCCTTCCAAGCATTCGATGTGTTACTTGTATTCTCAACAGGCGCGATAGCAGGGGCGAGCAATGGAACCAATTTTACCGGTTTTGATCTTGGAATGCTGAATAATGGCACTTATATGTTTACGGACGGATCCGTGAATTCATTCGTGCAAGTTCATATACAATTAACCAATGAAGTGCAATTCAATCGCGATGTGGCACTTTTAGATTCTTCAGTATTAGGTTTCAATGCGAATTTCGATCTTTCTCCAATAACTGATATTTCAATTGTCGGGCGTGCCAATGTTACGGATGCAAAAGTATATTTCAAGGCTGTATTCGATATGAATAAATCCACACAATTACTGGGAATAGCTCAGAGCAATATCCAAAGCTATAAAGATGGAATTATCGATCCTATTACAGCTCTGTCATTTACTTATGATACTATTACCAAAGAATATTCATTTTCTCCAACGGCGACATTTACCACTACAGATAATTTCGTTGTCACACTGTATGATTCAGTAACCTCTACAAATGTGGCAATTATTGGAACGAAATTTTACAAAGGACAGTCTCCTACAATTGTGCCGATTGCTTAAAATAATAAATCATGCAGATATTTAATAAGATATTGAGCAAAGAAGATTCTGTGGAATTCTGTAAACAGAGCGATGAATTCAAAATCGATTGGATTTTGAAAAATACAAATATGCAGGATATGAATCAGATTATGCAATGGATAAATAATCCTCCTAAGTCTATCGATGGAAAATGTGGTTGCGGATGTGGAGATTCAAAAAAGCCGGATTCGGATTTTAAAATGACAAATATCAAAAAGAAAAAGTTTGGGAATTAAAAAAAACGTATATTGTGTATGTTATCTTCCACCATATTTTTTTGTTTTTTAGAATGAGAAAGCCACTGTAAAAAGTGGCTTTTTTTATTAAAACCATATTATTATGCCATTATACGATCATATTGATAATTGCCCAGCCAAAGTTTTCTTTGAAATACTTAAGGATAAAGATTATCAGAAATTGCGTCCAAAGCCTAAAGAAAAGAATTTGGACAGTGTTTTTCTAAGCATTTATGATGATTATTTCATCAAATCAGATAATCAGGAAGCAAAAGAATATCTAAGGCTTCAGAACGTACTTGTTGTGAATGAATATAAAATCGAGATTTTAAAACAAAGTCTGGCCTTTTATTTCTATAACAAAACAACCAAAGAAATGCGCCAGCAATTCATTGAAGCATTGAAAATAGGATATGGAATTGTAATAGATGAAAATGCCGAATTCATTGATGAAGTTGGACGGGTTTTAAATATAGAACTTGGAATTTTGAGAAATGAAGTTTCTTTGGCCGAAATAA